GCTATAATAGATATAATCCTTTTTGGGAAACTTTTTGGCGGCCTGCGGCGGCGCGGCTTTTCTTGTTATCTTATTACTTATCCTCTATTATATGTTGTGCGGCTTTCCGCTTTTTTCGGCTGAAAACGGCTTCAACGTGCTATTCCCACAAAAGGCCACGTTGACCATTCAACGCATTTTCGACGGGGATATATAACAATCGACCATAGGCCATAAAACGGCCAATTTGATATAGTCATTACATTTCGGAGGCACATTTTGATTTTTCGGAGGCACATTTTAATTTTAAAGGAGGCACAAGTTTATTTTCTCTACCACACATTCTTCCCATAACAAATCGCATAATGGTGCCATCCCCCACCATTTACAATACCAACATTTTCTCCCCTTCCTATATATATACGCTTTGAAAAAGCGCAAACCTATGGTGTATACGCTCTTTCGGATAGACCGCAGAAATTGTAGATGACTGCTCTTTTCGGTAAGAGTAGTTTTAGGTTTTCCACATACCGTCAAAGCAGTATCTTTTTTTTGCGAATGTCAATGAGTAAAAAAAACAAAAATTGGTACATATTTGACGCAACAAAGTAGTATCTTTTGCGAATGAAATGAGCAAAAAATGAGCAAAATCTTGTGTTTCCAACATTTGGATATCCTTAGGCTTTATATAGGTGAAAATTTTCATCTATAATGTATGCAGCATCTGCGGCGCATCCGCAAACTTTCTTATATAAAATGTAATATATATGCGTCATTTTCTACTCAAAGCATTGCTTTTTGCGAATGAAATGAGCAAAAATTGAGCAAAAAATTGTTAAAAATATTGACTTAAAAAGTCAACTTTTTTTACTTGCGAAACTTAAAAACAGAGAAAAGTGTGCTATAATAGTTTTACAGAGAGAGATACAATTTACCGCTATTTAATGCGATAAACTGAAAGGATATGTTACTATGAAGGATAATGTTATTAATTTTGCGAGCGTTAGCGAGTCTTTTCGAGTGAAACGAGAAAAAGTGACGATGGCACCCATTGAGCCATACGATAAAAGTCATGCTTCCGAGCTATGCCTTCCAATTATAGCTGATGGGTTTGAAGATACCACTCCGAGTAAGCGTAGCAGCCCAGCGGAACCCATCAAATCTCAGGACGACATTAATAATATCTCGTCCTTTCTCGTAGAGAAAAAAAGGTATAGAGACAATCTGTTGTTTGTTCTGGGCATCAATTATGGGCTTCGTATCTCTGACCTTCTCTCTCTAAAAGCAGGACACATCCTGACTCCAGATGGGCATGTAAAAGATAAGGTGACACTACAGGAACGCAAAACCAAAAAAATCCGCACTATCTATAACAATGCTGCAACTATCGAAGCTATTGCTCTTTATTTTAACAACATGGATAGTGTGAGTTTAAATGATTATCTTTTTACAAGCGAAAGCAATAACAATGGTAGGGGTAAACCTCTCGCTCGATTCAGTGCAGAGCGTATCCTCAAAGATGTTATCAATGATAAATTGGGGATTGATGTGCACTCCAGCACACATTGCCTCAGAAAAACATTTGCGTACCACGTCATCATGAATGCTCCTGATAGAAGCAGAGCAATTGAGTTTCTCCAGAAAATCCTTGGACATTCCAGCCAAACAATCACACTGATGTATGCAGGGATTACCGATGAGGAAATCTGTGGAACGTACAAAGAATTAAACCTTGGAATGCATCCACAGAATACGACGAATGAGCAGCCCCAATTATGCGCACCTCTTATTGCGGAAAACTCGTGAGAAATACAACGTATGTCCTGTCTATGAGCAAACTCCCACGTTTCTCCAAGTAACCAGTAGGGAAAGAAAATTGGCATACCGCGCCATGGCAGTATTATAGATAAGAAGGATGAAATAAAAAAAAAGCTCAATTATTCGCATGATAATCAAACGTTTTGACATTCAGGGTAGTAAACGAAATGTGGGAAGAAAAAAGGCGAAAAAACATCAGTTTGTTTGATAACAATGCCACATATAAGCATTTTGAGGGTAGTAAACGAAATGTGGCAAAATTGACCTTAAAACAGTAACCGAAATGTGGAAATTGAGTAAACGAAATGTGGGAGGGATAGATTTACAATATGTAAAAAGCAAAAAAACGGCATCAGCATGAGACAAAAGGAGTAACACTATGATCATTGATCCAAATGGCGAAGATGTAGTGATTCTGAACCCTCAAACGGGAGAGGTTTACGACACTTATAAGCAAGGAATAGAAATCCGGCCTCTTGAAACAGTGCAACAAAAACGAGACTGGTTTCAAAAGAAACAGCAAAGAGAACAAGAAACTGCTTATATCGAAAAGCACAATGAACAAAACGACATTGAATTTGGGCCATTCATCTGGAGCGTTTATGAAAATTCAAAGCAATTGTGGCCTGATATTCAACCTTCCTTTATAACAATGCTAATGTTCCTCGTAACATACATGAATTATAGAGGGTACTTAATGACACCAAACAATCAGATACTGGCGAAAAGTAAACTTTATGAGTATTTATATGTGACTAAACAGACTGCTTACAAGTTTTGCAGCGAAATGGAAAAATACAAACTACTCACATTTAAGGATGATAAGATTTTTCCAAATCCAAATCTATTTAAAAAAGACAGGCTGGATGCAAAGTTTATTGGCATGATGGCAGAAAACGGATGCAACATTACAAGACTCTATGTGGAGGGGGTACGAAGTCTTTATCTACGAAATCTGGGAGTTGGGGTCAAGCGATTGAGCTGCGTCTTTAGAATTCTTCCATTTGTGAATCGTGAATACAACATTGTGTGTTGGAATCCTTTTGAAACGGACATTACGAAAATTCAGCGAATGAAAGTTAAAGATTTTGCAGACAGTATAGGATTAGATTCCAGCAATATTCAGCGGCTGGTAGAGGATTTATTCGAAGCCAAGTTTATCTTAAGAGACAAACCAACTCGGTTCATTCATTATGTGGTATTTGATACAATGCATGAAGAAGATTGGGGCATCTATGTAAACCCTAATCTTTACTATGCTGGAAGTCATCCAAAAGAAGTAGAGATTTTAGGAGCATTTGATCAATGAAAGGAAAAGTGAGACTATGGAAGAACAGGCAGTAAATACTTATATTTTAGTGTTTCATGACAATAGCAATCTACATGGAGACATTGTGTTTAAACTTGAAGATGCGGCAAAGATGACCATTGATGATTTGGAAGATGGGTTTGTCGAACACGCTCAAGAACTTGTATCTGGAACATGGGATGATTTGAAAGATGGAGAGTGGGCATTAACCAAAATTATCAACATGGATGAGATTGAAGTTCTAACAATTGCGTGAGGTATGCAGAAAATGAGACAACATCGAATTGGTGATTTTCTACTGGGATTTCAGCTTGCTGGAGTCATTATGATAATCATTTCTCAATGTGCACTGTGGTTTGTGCCAAACATGAGTTCTTATCTAAATGAGGTGATTTCAGAGATCAGCGATCTTTCCGTAGAGTTGTTGGCATGTATTGGTATTGTGTTTGGGATTATTGTGTGGATTGGACGAGCTAAAGGATGGCGAGACGAATGAGTGTAGGATGTATTATGCAGAGATCAAGCAATGACTCTATATGGGCCATTTTAAGTCCAAACGATTTACAATTCACGGATGGTTCTCGGACGATTAATGGTAAAAAATATGTCATTCAACAAATCATGCCTACTATGGGCGGTCATGGTTATATGCTGTGCGAATTTGTTCCAAAGCATGTTACAACAGAAGAACGCGTGTTTGTTAATGGTGCGAATATTCCAGTTTATGGGACGGTGGAAGAATTGAGAAACGCTGCATGGTCAAATGCACATGAATGTGAAATAGAATGAAAGAAAAATTTTTTGATTGGTTTCATCATTTGGTACTTGTTGTAGCGCGTTTTCTTGATAGACTTTTTTCAACATCTAAAGAGAATGCTCATCCAATATCGAATATTGACAATAGTGAAAGTGTACTTGAGACGTTGAGAAAATCTATGGAAGAAAAACATGCAAAAGAAACAATACCTCAAGCACAGCCCACGAATATGATTGGTGGAATGAATGCAGATAGAATAAGCAACGGTTCTATATTACAATGGTGTAGTATGGCGGAACTTGAATCATTACGTTGTGGATTTTCAATGAACGGTATTCCATGCACAGTGAAGACAGTGACTCACATTCAAAATGCTCGTGGTGATTATCTGTGCGAAATGGCACCAACAGGAGAATCTCCGCGAGAAGAGGATTGGATTTATTCTGCGAGCAATGTATGTTATGACCATTATAATATTGGCGTGAATTATAGCGTAAATGTACAATCGAATAAATGTAGTGATTTGACAGAAGGGAAAGATCAAATCGAATGAAAATATTTGTAGATAAGCTGCCTGAAGATTGTGGAGAATGCCCATTTGGAAGTGTGGAATTTACGGCTTGGAATGAACGAATTGATAGGTGTAAACTATTGGGGGTGGGTGGTGTCGTTGTTGGTGATGCGCGTAAAGATTTTTATCATGCGCGGAGATATGATTGCCTTTTAGAAGAACTTCACAATAAAGGAGTACAAAAATGACAATTAATCTTGACAATTTTGATCTTGATGATGCTTATGCACAAATTATACGTGTTGCCAGTACGGTTTTTTCAAAGAAGAGTCAGATAGAAGAACGTGATAACTTTCTATTTCATATGAGGCATGATCTTAAAAATGTTTTGGACGCGGCTCAAACTCTTGAGCAAGCAAAACTTGCATTGTTGGATCATTATAGTCAAGTAGCGGTTTATGCTGAAGCCGATGACGATCATCTTCTTACGAGAGATGAAGAATGGTAACATCATATAAGCGAGGTTAATTTCATTTTTAAAATAGTAACTTGATTGGAGACATAAATTTGTGACGGAATTATATAATGACGACTGCAAAAATAAGGAATATAGTAAATGAATAATATGACAGCAATGATGAGCAGCACAACAGACTTGTGGGAAACACCTCAAGTCCTGTTTGATGAATTGAATGCTAAATATCATTTTACACTTGATGTATGTGCTATTCCAGAAAATGCAAAGTGTGAGAAATTTTTTACGCCAGAACAAGATGGCTTGCGGCAAGAATGGACTGGTGTTTGCTGGATGAATCCACCTTATGGTCGTCAGGTAAGTGGTTGGGTTAAGAAAGCTTATGAAAGTTCACAGAAAGGAGCTACGGTGGTATGTTTGTTGCCAGCGAGGACAGACACTGCATGGTGGCATGATTACTGTATGAAAGGAGAGATTACCTTTATTCGCGGTAGATTAAAATTTGGGCAAGCTCAAAATAGTGCGCCGTTCCCTTCGGCTATTGTGGTCTTTGATAAGAGTAAAGAGGTGACAGAATGAGCATTGTTTGTTGTAAGATATATGAAAATCAAATTGAGTTTGCAACAGACACAAATCTTAAAGAGGTTTGTGACGCTCTCATTAATACAGTTGCTTCAATTACTGAAATGATATACTGTTAAAGGAGTAATTAAAAAATGGGAAAAGAGTATGTAGGAACTTGGGATGGGTGGTATGTTTTTATGCTGCCTCCGCTATATACGGACATTGATCAATTTTATGCGGATGTTGAGAATAATCTGCATTTGCTAAATGAGGAAGAGTGTACTGTTCTGATTGATAGTGTATGGGTTGATGGTGATGATGCAATCGACAGGTTTTGTGTGATGCCGTATCGGGGTGGGCATTTGGTATTGGGAGAAGGCAGACGGCTTGAAATTGATACGCCTGAAATGGAAGTTGCTATTCAAATGGAGCAGGAATACTTTGAGCGCGAATGAGTGGCATTTAGGATGTGTTTTGGTATCCAAATGGTATCGGGATACCTTTGCGTATTGAAATTGATTTTAGAGGTCATGTAGAGCCTCTGAGAAAGGGAATGACATTTTATACCGCAGAATTTTATTCACGAGTTATAAGCGATATTGAGGTTCATGGTATTAGTCAACAAGCTAAAACAAAAGAATGAGAGTGGAGAAATAACTATTTGGAGAGACTTTACGCATTACGACTTCCGGGAAGCAAAACTTTTTATGTGACCATCAAAGAAGATGGAGAATTACTCATCGCACATTTTGATCACGATGAGGAATCCGCTAAAGATTATCTTGGCGTGGATGACAGCACTCACTTTGAAAGCTATTATGCGGATTGCTGCCCTGACGGATACACCATTCTTTGGGTATCTAACTTTAATGAAGAGTATCAGCGTAATATGAAGTTTAAAATTGCGATTGACACCTTCCTTGCAAATTTTTAAAGATGGAAGGGTTTTATAACTGTGACGAATAAATGTGACGGATGCATTTGGGCAGATCAATGTGAATATTATGATTCCGAGGAATCCGAAGAGCAAGACAAACAAACAGAGTATGATGATTATCTCTATGAAGCACAGAATGAATACCTTGCTCAGCTTTTAGAATATTCAGATTATGAAATGGGAGGTGATACTGGATGGTAATGTCAAAAAATGTTTTTGTTACAACTGCACACGATATTATGAAGTTTACAGATGATAAGGCTCTTGATATTGGAGTGGCTTTATTGGAGTATTTGTTCAATGATACGTCTGGATTTCTTGACAGGTGTTTTTATGATTGCAACAATTTCCAAGATGCTCTAACATATGAAGATATGGCAGAGATGGGGCTTAAAGATATTCCTGATATTTGTGACAATTGGGAAACTGCTTATGACATCTTAGTGGCAAACAAATAATTCTGGGTGGTGACAGGCTTATCGGACGGGCAATTTATATTCCGAGCGTAGACGCAAAGGATTTGTATCTGTCTAACCATTATTTCGATGAGGGTTTAAGTTCTTCTGGATATAGCTTGTATATGAGCGATGGGAATCCTAATTATAAGAAGTATATTAACTCATTGGATTATAGTTTAGACCAAATCAAACTAAGAGAAGTGTACGAAAAGGTTTATAGGAGGATGGATTTCAGCTTTACACATCGCAATAAGCTGTATTCTCCACATGTGATTAATGTGACCTTTAAGTATAGTGTTTGCGAGTGGAACAGAATTGGCAAAAAAGGATATGTAAAACGGGGATATTGTGAGCGACGGATGATTTTTGACGATGGTGTGTCGGTGCTCAACGGAGAACTTGTAGGTATTTTACTTGGCAAGCATGTTGAGCACGCATTATCTCCTGAGCAGCTTGAACCGTATTTTCAATACGATGCTGAGCACGGAACGTATGAACTTGCTCATAATCCCAAGTCTTATTTGAGCACGGCGGCAACTCGTAAAGAGCTTTATCAGAATGGGTTCCTTTGTGATGGTGTTCATTATATTAGATGGAAGAGAAGCGGCGGAAGTAGCCGCGTTGGTAAGTGCCTCTTTATTAATGAAAAGCTATATCCACGGATGCACAGATGGGAAATGTGTGGATTGAAGATTCGAGAAGGTGACGAAGTTGATTTAGCCGCGCTTGAATCATATATCTCACTCCCATCGTCAAGCATTGTCGATGTGCTTGAGCTTGATCCCAAAAGTATTTTAGTGATTGATGACTATACGAGTATTTTTAAAGACAGAGTAGTTTCCGTCGAGGAAGAAAATGGCAAGTTGGTTGCTATCGAAAAGGAATGCGATATTAAGAATTCAATCTGGGATGGACAAGGGCTACTTGATAAATCGGTCTTTGGTAAATACTCGACTAAAGGGATGCTTCTGTTGCGAAATTTGTTCTTTAAATGTTGTTGTTTCAATTGTAATCTGCAAGATTGGTTTAGAGACAATGGTATTACCGACATATCACAACTTAATGGATATACACAAGCGGAACAAATCGAAGACATCAAGTTGGTTACAACTCCGAGTAGTATCAAATATCTGAAATTTGGTAAACTCAGCGATTGGCTTGACCATGTTGACAGTAATTTTGGTATTGTAAAATTTGACAAACCTACGCATTTCTTTGGTGGTCGAATGGTGCAGACCCATTATCAGCTTTTAAACACACTTCAAATGACCAACGAGGAAGTTGAGGAATTTCTTCAACCGACATTTGATTATATGACACTGCTCAAAACAGACCCCGCTGTGTTGCGGTATCATATTAAGTATCCGATTGAGAGTGAGTTCGATATTTCTCCGGCTCAATCCAAGTGTGACATCGTTTATAAGATGCTTGGGATTACAGATAAGTTTGCACAAACAAAATTGTATGACGATTTTCGCACGGATTTGCTCAAAGCGTTCACAAAAAACCTTAAACTTGGGCATGTATTGGTTGACGGTAACTATTCTACTTTGCTTGGCAATCCAATTGAAATGTTGCAAGCGGCTATTGGCAGGTTTGATGGGAAAAGTCAAATAGGATTTGGCAACATTCACACTATTAGATTTAAAGTTGGGACGTGTTTGCTGGGTTCGCGGTCTCCACATATTTCTATGAGCAATGTGTGGCTTCCTTGGAACACTGCAAACGCCGAGATTGACAAATATATGAATCTTACGCCTGAAATTTTGTGCCTTAATTCTATTGGCGAGAATGTTTTGCAAAAACTTTCAGGTTGTGATTAACCATATAGTCACCACGTATGGTAACATACGCGCAAAATTCGGTGAAGCCTGAGTACAGGCGGTGGGAAACGTAACGGTTCCCTGCTAACGGTGAAACGCTAAAGGTTGGTGCGATGCATCTCCCATGTCAACACCGTGCCGAGCCGCAATTTTAGTTGCGGAAGGTGTAACGATCATGGACTTAGTTCCAGTACAGTATGAGTGCAATTCTCATATTGGAAGCACCGAACCCCACTTGACGGTGGGTGAAGAGATGATCTACTCCCTAGGTTAGTATAATGTACTTCGCACGTTAAAAATTATAGAAAGGAGGTTAATAATATGGAGTTAAGGCTTTATCATGTAAACGATAATGCTTTTGATACAATTGATACAGAAGCAAAAGCTTATTGGTTAGGATTTTTGTTTGCAGACGGATGCGTCATACACAATAATTTACTTCTTGAACTGTCTTGTGTTGATTATGGGCACATTGAAAAGTTTTTGAATTTTCTTTGCTCTGATTATCCGATTCAGCCCACTAAAAAGAAATGCGTATCAGTTTGTATTACGAGTAAACATATGGTTGAGTGTTTAAAAGATTACGGTTGTGTAGAAAGAAAAAGTCTAATTTTAAAATTTCCAGCTATAGATTTGGCAATGGAAAAACATTTTATACGAGGCTATTTTGATGGCAATGGTTCTATAACTAAGGTTACGACGCAAGGGAGATATGATGTATCTTTTTCTGGAACCATGGAGTTTTTATCTGCAATACCAACGTCGTTAGGCATACCTTCAAATATAATTTTTAAAAACAATAGCAAAACTGCAAATTTTAAATTAAAGTATGGCGGTAAAGCAAAGGCGAAATTGGTTATGGATACGTTTTATAACAATGCTACCATATTTTTAGATAGAAAAAAGAAAAGATACGACGAGTTGTGCGAAGCTCTCGTATCTTTAAGGGTATAGCATTATACTCCCCTACTAAATATCGGGAAACCGAGGGTATAAAGGTTTGATTCAGACACGGTTATGTTGACCGATAATATCCACTTAATCAAAGCGGCTTTAAAAAATAATCATATGTTTCCAACTGCGGTAGCAAATGTTGCGGCAATTAAGAGAAAACGAAAATATACTGACGCTGAGAAAGCTGATCTTGATGTAAAAACGAGCAACAACTTGATTGGCGACGTTGTTAATCTTTCACAAGAACTGAATACTTTAGTTTGGCACAAGATGAACGCTGGGGCGACTCGTGAAGATGTTAATGATATTTATCTTGATATTTGCAAGTTGAATGTTTTGTCAGGTTTGGAAATTGATAAGGCTAAAAAGGAATTTGTTATCAATGGCTCAAAAGAATTGATGGCACTTCGCCAGAAATATGAACGTAAGCACGAAGGAAAAGCTATTAAGCCGAATTTCTTTGGTCGCAAAGATATGGCTAAAGGCTATTATGATTCTGAGAAAAAGATTTATCAGAAACATGATACGACAATGGATTATCTCGAAGGAGCAATTAATCGTTATCGTTATAAGAATCGCAAAATTTTGAGTGAGCAAACGTTTATGCCATTTGTGGATTGCTTAAATATGGATGGATATAAGCATAACTATGCTACGAGAACACAGGTGGAACGCGTAATTGCTCTTGTAAATGATTGCACACGACAGATTAATGAAATTTTTGCAAATAACGCATTAGATGCTGCTACTAAACATGAGCTTGCGAGTAATATTCGTCAGGAAACCATTGAATATATTGGAGCTATTTCTTTTACGAGAAACACAATGATTTATCTTTTAAAAGCAATAGAACAACCCGAACAAACTAAGATTCGGCAGAAGTTATTTGATACGCTTTTTGGTTATCCAAACACATCTTTTTATGAAGTAATTCAAGAAAGCGCAGAAAAAATTCCCTATTTAATGGAAAATCCAGACGGTAATCTTGTACTTTATAATATGAGATTTACAAAAACTGGAATATAATGACGCACGCTGTAATACTTTACTATACGAAAATAGTATAAAACGTAAGAAAAATTTCAGCGACTTGAAAAGTTCCAATGGACGTGTTCGTAAAAAATTTGACAACGAAGGAATGACACTTTATAGTATCTATTAACAAAGAGGAAGCAGAAGAAATTCGTAAGAAATTTCCAGAAGTTCACATTGCGACTGTCAACAAACAGTCCTCACACAAAAAATACTACGTAGAGGAAGCAAGACGTGTTTTGCTTTTCTTAAAAGACAGAAGGGGGTGCAACAGCAACAGTGATTGATTTGCACCGTCGCCCAGACGAAAATGAAAGACAGTATATTTGGCGCATAGGGCAATATGTTGACGGAGGTGAAATTCCGTCTTGGAAAGATGTAACTCCCACTTTAAATGCGGAGTTACGAGAATCTGAAGATGAGTATCGTGATGAATCTGCATATCGTAAACCTTATCAATATGCTAAGGGATTTTATGTAGATGTTTTTTCAGCGATGAATAGCGATACCTATCTGAGAGAGGTTCAAAAGCAACAGGACGAGCTTTATAAGGCACGAACACGTTTATATGATCAGCGGCGTGAATATCGTAAAAACTTGGTTGTAGAGGCGCGTGGCGAGCATCTTATGGAAGAGCTTGTTCGAGCTGCAAAAACACTAAATACTACACGTCCTTTGGTGTATATTCCGGTTGAGAATCATGGCGAAGAAGAAGCCATTCTTGTTTTAAATGATTGGCATTATGGTATGATTACTCATAATATTTGGAATATCTATGATATTGATATTTGTAGAGCACGAGTTGCTGAATTGGCAAGTAGAGTAATTGAATATTTGAAAATGCATCATCCGAGAAAATTGTATATTGTGTTACTTGGAGATGCTGCACATGGTGCGATTCATGTGAGTGCTCGTGTTGCTTCTGAAGAAGAAACATGTGATCAGTTGATGCAAGTTTCTGAACTTATTGCTGAACTGATTGATGCTTGTTCTCATTTTGTTCCTGAAACTGAGATTGATTCGACTTATGGTAATCACTTGCGCACAGTACAAGATAAAGATGACAGTATTCACAGCGACAATATGGAAAAGGTTATTCCATGGTGGCTCAAACAAAGGTTTAAAGAGCGTCGTGATGTATATGTTGTAGATTCTCCGTATGAAGAGTTTATTTTAATTAGTCCTTGTGGGTGCAACATTTGCGCTACGCATGGCGATGAAGATAATGTGAAGACTTTTGGCGTAACTGCCAATATGATTTTTACTAAAAAGACTGGGAAAGCAATTGACTATACAATTAATGGTGATAAACATCATGTAGAATCAAATGAAGCATTTTCAGTTGAAAGTATATTGGTTCCTGCTTTATGTGGCGTAGATGATTACGCCGATGATAAGCGTAAATATTCTACTCCGGGTCAAGCGTTATTTTTTGTACGCAACGGAGACCTTGAGAGTAGATATATTCTGAAATTCAAGGATAAAAAGGATGAGACAGCTTGACAATCGAGCAGTTTGTGCAGTATGTAAGTAGAAAAAGAGGCTGTACGAGGGCTGTAACACGGACATGGGTATATCTCATGATCGAAGAAATGTACGCAGCCCTTGCTGAAGGTAATCCTCTGAATTTTCCGCCACTTGGTCAACTTCATATTGTGATGATGAAGGGTCACTTTGGGCGTAATCCATTTACTGGCGAAAGAGTTGTTGTAAACCCTCAGCGTACAGTGAAGTTTAAGCCTTCTACTGAACTGAAACAACAACTTGCATCATTACAAGAAGAAGATGTTGGATACTTGAACGTAAAGTATCTTCCCGAAGGGCGTACTAACAAAAAGAAGAAACAGAAAGAAAAAGAAACCGAGGATTCTGTGAATGGATGATAGTTTCGATACGAAGGAAGTCTTAAAACAGGTTTTTCTTAAGTGTTTGAATGCTCCTAATGTTATGTCACCTGATTTGTATTTATACTACAAAGGGTTACAAGACAGAAAGATCATTATCAATAGTGACATCAGCGCAGATATTTTGGAACAAGCTATTATTCCATTTGAAGAAATGGATCAGGATGGTAGTGGATTACCAATTCACATTGTTTTGCAAAGTGATGGTGGTGATATTTATTCTGGGTTTGCTCTTGTAGATGCGATTGAAAGGGCTACTTCTCCTGTTTTAATTGAAATTAAAGGGATTGCCGCATCTATGGCTACATGGATTGCAATGGCTGGGTATAACAAACCGAATGTGAAGACGATTTGTGGCCCCTTTAGTGTTGGTTTGCTTCATAGTGGTTCGACAGCTATGGAAGGAAGCGTATCTCAATTAAAAGATACTTGGAAGTTTAGTGAACGCTATCAAGAGCGTATTAAGAAATTTGTTTTAAGTCACTCTAACATCGACGAAGACACATATGATCATAAACTTAACAGACAGGAATTTTGGATGGATTCCGATGATATGTTGAAATATGGGATAGTTGACGAAATTGTGTGACGGATAGGAGTCGCTTTGGGAATCTATACAGGTTATTGTGAGAAAACCCCTAACGAAGATGAATTATCATACTTTTACTCCCACCTGAACGAGAATGTTTATGAATGTTTAACAAACGAATACGTGATTCTTCACTTGCCTGACGGAGTGTCTGAAGACTTTTACCGTTGGAATGGTAATGAATATAAACCACTGGTATTCAATCCGCTTAAAAGTAAAGCATTGGGTGTTGTGAAACCGCGTAATCTTCAGCAGAAGTTGGCATTTGATTTACTTCAAAACGAAAAAATCACAGTTAAAGCTTTAACGGGGTGTTTTGGAAGCGGCAAAACAATGTTAATGATTGCAACAGCACTTCAAGATATTGAAGCAAAGAAATTTGAAAAAATCGTTTGGGTGCGCAACAATATTGATGTTAAAAATACAAAACCTATTGGTGCGTTACCTGATGGGCTTTATAATAAACTGTTGCCATTTGCTCTCCCCATTGCCGATCATTTAGGGGGTATTGATGGGTTGGATACTATGGTAAGGCAAGGATTGATCGAAATTCAGCATCTTGGATTTATGCGTGGTAGAGATATTCGTAATGCGATTATTATGTCAAGTGAAGCAGAAAACCTTACAAGAGAACATGCTCAACTTTTAATTGGTCGTGTTGGTGAAGGGTCACAGTTGTGGCTCGACGGAGATTTGCGACAGACAGATATGCAGGTATTTGACGATGATAATGGGTTAAAAGCTACTCTTGAAAAACTTAAAGGGAATCCATTGTTTGGGTGTGTCAATATGCCAAAATCTGAACGGAGTACAACCGCTGCTTTGGCTGATTTGCTTGATTAATGAAATTTTTATGAACACATCAAAATCTGGGATGTGTGGTGTATAATGTGGCTACAGGGCTGAGACATAAATCTTTACGGGACGTTACACATAAACACGTAACCTTTATGAATAGTGCCGTTTATCCTGAGGACAACATTGCCAGATGTTAAAATTGACAAATGTAAAGGTTCAAGCCTTATGACTCAGCCCTGTAATAAATTTCTCCCTAAAAGTCTTGCGGTATCTGGCGGGATTGATATCAACTTGCAATAAATATCAATCCCTATTTGCATCATTAGTTTAATGGAAGAACTACTGACTTCCAATCAGAGAGTGCCAGTTCAATTCTGGCATGATGCTCCAAATGGTTGGTTCGAATCCAACTCAATAGCAGAGGGCTGGTGTGACGGGGTGCAGGTTCAAGTCCTGCTGATTGTGTAATAAGATTGACATTTTTATTACTAACATTGGATGACAAAGGCTCGTCTTCATGGTAAGGAAGACGTTAAACAGTCAAAGTTTCCTTTAGAATTATTTGCTGTGGCGGAAAAGAACACTTATTGTGGTAAAGCCAACCAAGATGGTGGCAAGTGTAGACGCGGATACGGTATGTGTCGCCCACGGTAACTACGTGGGTATGTGAGGTGCAAATCCTCACCTGCAAACAAAAGTAAGATCAACGTAGTGGCGGAATTTAAGACGCAGAATGCAGAAGAAACACCGAAGGGTTGTAACTTCCCCTGAGTTAATCACTCAAGAATATGCGACGGTTAGACATCCAAAGATTTCTTCATGCAAGGGTGGAAGTCCCTTGTCTATGTTGATTAAAAAGTAATCTCGTATATTGGGTAGTGCCAATGCCTAAAGAGTCTAAACGAGGGAACGTTACCCCATGGCGGCGAGATTATATTTATATACAGGGCGTGGTGTAACGGTAACACGCGTGCCTTGGGAGCACGAGTCGCAGTTCAATTCTGACGCTTTGTACCAGATGTTGGGTAGCACCCAAACGATTTCAGACCACTTCGGCTGGCTGAACCACGAATGAAAAAGTTCGCTGAAAACGGCATGGGAAAGACGGAAGGCAATAACCGTATGGTTGGAGTGCGCGATGTTTCTCTCTGTGTGACAATCTAAGCGGGAAACCGACCAACTGGTAGTAGGATTGGGAGGGCAAGTCTCTCGATTAACTTCGGAGTGCACTTGAGATTTGATCTCATGAAGCCCATAATCAATTTTATTATCAGTAATAAGGGTATAAAATCCCAACACAGAAGCTTTGGAAGATTGGCGCAATGGTAACGCAACGGTTCGCTAAACCGTCAGCTCTTTGGGGCTTATAGGTTCAAGTCCTATATCTTCCGCCAATGGTGTCCAGTTGGTTATGCTTGCGTTTGAGTGGTTTAGTTTATGACTGTACTGCAATAACGGAAGAAATCTATCGGTGCGCAACGATGTTCTTCGGACGCTGGACAATAGACATAGACTTACGGGAGTAGCGCGTAGCACCAAACCGTAAGTCTATATATGCTGCCATAGCTCAATTGGCAGAGCCACCGCCTTGTAAGCGGAAGATTGATGGTTCAATTCCATCTGGTAGCTCCAGCAAGAGCAAGGAAACTTCTCGTGTAAGTTGCGGGATGGGTACAGCGCGAAGCCCTCGTCCTATTTTGAAGCGAGAACGTTGAGGTTTTCCGGTATGGGCGCGTTTACCTTACCGGAAAATCTCAACGCACATAATGGATGGACACTGCGTTTGCTATTTAGCAAGTCACTGCCGGGGTGATGTTCTTTGAACGCGTGGTGTAATAAAAAGTGGGATAGAGCATTGGCGGTATTGTATGACTTTACTTTCAATGCTCCATCCCCAATATCAAATTATCAAATGTTTAACCTATTGGCAAAGCGTTACTCGATAAACGCTATATAAAAGGTCGAGTTCATATGTAACGAAAAAGCTCTGTGCATTTGGCATGGGGCTTTTTCTATTGTAAAAAAGGAGGCATTGAGTTGCCTAAAAAGAAAATTTTAAGTCAAGAGGAAATTTTAAAAAAGCAGTTGAAGTCGAAGGCACCATCGTCTTCTTCTAAATCGAAACAGCTTGAAGATGAAACCACTTTGTATACTGGCTACGGCGATAAAAAACCTCCAACTGGGTTTGTTTGTCCATCGTGTGGTACAATTTTTACCTCACTACGTGGAAATTTCTATATGACAGATTCTGATTTATATCGCGGCAACGGTGGGCATTTGCCTTTGTGCCGTAAATGTATCTATGATTTTTATATTAAAGCAAAAGAAATATATGAAGGTGATGATAAAGCTGTTGTAAAACGTATGTGTCAGTTGTTTGACGTATACTGGAACGAAGATTGTTACGTCTTATCAGAATCTATGCAAAAAGCAGCAACTAATAATTTTGTCGCATATTTAATGCGTCTTAGAATTAAGCCATTTTGTGATATGGGTAAAAGTTATTTCGATACGGTTCGTGAAGAAAAATTGGCACTGCGACAAGCGGTTAAAAAAGCAGAGGAATCTGCAAAGGTTGAGTCAGTAATTAATGGCGAAGAAGTTGATGAAACAAGCGTTTCGCCTGAAACCATTAAACGGTTTGGGCCGGGGTTTACTCTTGAACAATATGCGTATTTACAAGATGAGTATGACGATTGGATTACTCGTAATGAGTGTAAGACAAAAGCGCAGGAAACGTTGTTTAAAGAATTGTGCATCTGTCAGTTGTCTATGCGGGTGATGAATGCTGATATCAACGCAGATGGCAATACTGACCCGAAAGTTTTAAAAACAAGAGCAGATGCACTCAAGACTTTCCAAGATTTATTGGGAGCTTCAAACCTGAAACCGACACAAACTAATGATAGTTTACTTGTTGATACAAATAGCTTTGGAACATTGATTAGTAAGTGGGAAAAAGAAAAACCAGTTCCTGAACCAGACCCTGAATGGGCAGATGTCGATAACATTAAATCTTATATCTCAACGTGGTTTCTTGGTCATCTTTGTAAAATGTTTAACATAGATAATGACTGGTCTCAATTGTACGAAAAAGAAAAGAGTAAGTATACGGTTGAGCCGCCTCATTATGATGAGATGGATGAGGAAGAGCTTGATTTTGATGCTTTGCTGAAACAACAAAACAGAGGTGGTGATGCCAATGAGCGCAGCGACAATCCAGAGTCTAAACCAAGTAGCGAATGATAAAGCTACTCAGATTATGAATGGGATTGCGCTCTGGTAGATGAGCTTCGTTTTATCGGGCGAATCCACATAGGTTTGTGCGTGATTACTTAGGTATTCATCTTAAACTATTCCAGCAAATAATTTTATACTTCATGAATTATAGCACGCGTTTTATGTATCTTGCCGCAAGAGGTCGGACTATAGACAAATAGATATTATAATTTTCTATCATTTCTTACAACGGTATTGTGAGAGGTGGATAAAATAAAATCAATTTTTTCTGATCAAGATATTGCTTTTATCAAAAATCATTACCTCAATATGTCGTATCGAGAAATTGCAAATCAGCTTTGTTTTACCGAAAGACAAATACGGGGTAAAATTAACAATATGGGCATGACAAAGCTAAGAGGCTTTAACAAAGATTATTTTAAAGGTGCTGTAACTCATAACCAAGCCTATTGGTTAGGTTTTATTTATGCGGACGGGTATATTGTTGATAATCCCACAAATAGATGTTATGAGTTAGCTATTGAAATTAACAGTCAAGATTGTGATTTATTATATGAGTTTAATGAAGAACTTGGTGGTGTTCATAAAATATTATTGAAGCATAATAGAAAAAGCTTTAATGGATATGATTATGAAACCGATAGCTGTATTATTAGAGTTTATTCCAAAGATATCGTTGAAGATTTGATGGAACTTGGAGTTGTACCTAATAAAACAAACGAAATAAGTTTTCCGACATGTAATAATTACTTTTGGGATTTTGTACGTGGGTTTAATGATGGTGATGGGTGTATTTACGTTAATCCTAGAAATTATATCTCCGTTAAGTTTGTTAATTCGAATGAAGCATTTTTAAAATATATCAAAGAGAAGATTTTTGATAATCTTGGTATTAAAGGTTCTATATATAAAGAAAAAGATAAAAAGTATCAATTAACTTACTTTAGGCAATCTGATGTAAAATTGCTACTTGATCATCTTTATCAAAACGATGAACATCCAAGACTTGATAGAAAATATGAAATCTACAAATCTTATTATGGCCTTCCCGCTTAGAAATAAACGGGTTATTAAAGAGAGGAAAATCGGTGAAAGCTTTAAAATGCTAATACCGAGGTCAATTTATTGTATAAAAACAGTAATTGTCCGTAACGCATAGGAGTTGAACCTGTTTAACAGAATATAACACTCCCACGAGTCCCCTCCACCTAAACGTAAAGCCGTAGGTGAATATATATGCTAGACTGGGGTGGGATGACCATCCGATGAAAATGAGGGAAACCTCCAGAGCTGTAGATAAAAAGCTACAGGATAATAACAGTCGCAGGGTAAGACATTTATGCTTGCTATTTTTTGTTTAGTCAGAGCTATTTTATATCCCGGTACACTTATTTGCGTTGCATCTAAGCAGCGTAAGCAAGCGTTGGAAGTGCTTGATAAGATTAAAGCTATGATGTTCGTATCGCCAAACATTGGGCTTGAAATTGATTTAACAGACATGAGTTGGGCGGTTAATGATGCTCATATTGGATTTCGGAATGGATCACGTATTACTGTTGTAACTGCAAGTGATAGTGCTCGTGGTTATCGTGCTCATGTTGTTATTATTGATGAGTATGTGCGTGTTGATAGAGATGTTATTAACTCTGTTTTAAAACACTTAAACGCTGAACCCAGACATCCTAAGTTTTTGGATAAACCGGAATATGAAAATAGGTTGGAACTGCGAGAAGAAAACAAAGAATTATATGCAAGTTCTTGTTGGTTCCAATCAGATTGGTCTTTTGAAAAAGCGAAAACCTTTTGTGCTAATATGCTCAAAATTAATAAGGCATATTTTATGTGTGGGTTGCCATATCAGTTATCAGTTGCTGAAGGGCTACTTTTGAAATCATCTATTGAAGATGACATGGGCGAATCCGATTTTAACGCTGTTTCATTCCAAATGGAAATGGAAGCATTGTGGTTTGGAGAAGCCGAAAGTGGTCTTTATCATTATGATGATTTGATACGTGCGCGTACAGTTCAATATCCAATGTATCCATTATCCATTGCGTCTAAAATTTCAGATAAGCGTCTCCGTATTGCTCCAAAACAACCCGGTGAAAAGCGTATTTTATCTATGGATATTGCTTTAATGGCATCTTCGAAAAAGCAAAATAACGATGCTACGTCATTCTTTATTACTCAGTTATTACCAATATCTTCTAATAAATATATGAAAAACGTTATTTACACCGAGAACGTTGAGGGAATGCACGCTGAAGATCAGGTATTGATGGGGCGACAGTTGTTTGATGAGTATAATTGCGATTATTATGTCATAGATGCTACGGGGCTTGGCAAACCGATGGTTGACTTATTGTTACGAGATCGGCAAGACCCTACGACTGGCATTATATATCGGGCATTGTCTTGTTGTAATAATGATGAGATTGCTGCTCGATGCTCAGATTCAACTGCACCAAAGGTGATTTGGGCTATTCAAGGTGGTGCTCAACTTAACTCTGATTGCGCTATGAAATTGCGTGAATCTTTTCGAGATGGCACGCTACACCTGTTGGTGAATGAGTTTGAAGCAGAAGACAAATATTTATCTACATTAAATGGATATAACAAATTATCACTTGTCGATAAGGTGCAATTGAAGATGCCTTATGTGCATACGGAACTTTTAATCAATGAACTTGTTAACTTGGAATGCACATATGTGAATAACGTGGTTAAAGTCAAAGAAAAGACTGGTATGCGAAAAGATAGATATTGTTCTCTTGCTTATAACAACTATGTTGCATTAGCACTCGAACAAGAATTATCATCTTCGCACAAGAATACACAAGATGAAATTATGTTACTAATTAAAGCACCTAAAGTTTGTTAAGAAAGGAGGGACGAGAGCGATGCCAACGGTACATGTAAGTGTAAAGCCCCGTAGTGAACCTGAAGTAAAAGAAGATGTGTTTGCTACTAAAATGCTCGCCAATAAACTTTGGAATGTAGATGATCAATCTACTAAACAAAATGTTACTTATAAGCGATATACAAAAGAAGAAATTTTGGATGCAATGAAAGCTCCAAGCACAACTGCTTCTGCTAAATTGCTTCGTGATGCGAGTATTTATATGTATGACGCTTCGTCTCAATACCGCAGATTAATTGATTATTTCGCAGGTTTGCCTTTGTGGGCGTATGTTCTGTCTCCCGTTTCTTATACCCGTAAAAAATCAAATGATTCTGCTTTTGGAAAACAGTATATCAAGGTATCAGATAAAGTAGAAAGCATGAATCTCAAACATGAGTTGCATAAAGCTTTAAAGATTACTTTGCGAGAAGGAATTTTGTATGGTGTAATTTGGAGCACTCCAACTTCTTTTTGCATACAGCGCATTAATCCTGATTATTGCACAATTACTTCACAATTGGATGGTACATGGGTTTATTCCGTAGATATGTCAAAGATTCGTGAGAATCAGCTTGAATTTTATCCTCCAGAATTTAAAACTATGTATGAAAATTATTCTGTCCGCAAAGAAAGTAAGTGGCAAGAAGTTCCCTCTGCAATTTCTTTTTGTTTAAAAGCTGATGAAACAACTGTGACATACAGCATTCCCCCGTGGTGCTCATGCTTACCCTTGCTTTATGATATTGAAACATATAAAGCGTTGCAAGAAACTAAGAGTAAGATTGAAAACTATAAATTACTTGCGATGCATATTCCAGTTCATGATCATGTCCCTGAAGTTGATTGGCCTATTGCAGAAAAATATTTTAGGCAAATGGGTAATGCTCTTCCTGATTATGTTGGGTCTGTAATTTCACCACTCGAAATTAAAGATTTTAACTTTGAAAAATCTGGCGCAATTAACAGTATTGATATCGTTAGTCGTGCTGAAGAGCAATATTGGTTTACGACAGGTACTTCGCCACTTCTGCATGGCTCTAAGACAGCGGATAATGCTGGAACGCTTAATCTTTCAATTAGGTCTGATGAAGAGATTATACGGCCTCTTATGGTACAAGCAGAGCGTCTTGTGAATCGTTTGCTTAAAAATGATACCGCGACGTTAAAGTTTAAGATTTCATTTTTGCCAGCCACGGTATTTAATCAGAAAGAACTGATAGCGTATTACAAAGAAGCTGCTACGCTTGGATTACCGGGCGCAAAATCTGCTTATGCTGCAATATTGGGTATTTCGCCTATGGAACTTGAGGGGCTTAATTATCTTGAACTTGATCTGATGGGATTAACAGAAGAGAATCTTCATCCGTTAAAGAGTGGATATACAATTGGTGTAGGTGCTAAAACAGACACTGTAGATACTCAAAAGGGAGCACCTGAAAAAGACCCTGAAGATTTAACTGAATCTGGTCAAGAAACGCGAGATGCGGGTTCTAATGCTAATCGGTGAAAGGAGGAAATATGATGGTTGTTCATGTAATAGACGAAAATTTATATCAGAAATTCCTCGAAGCTGGATTGCATGAGTTATATAAGCGAGAGGACATTCATGGCAAGACTGTGTGGACATTTAATATTGAATCTGAACTTCCAGATGAATTAAAAAAAGTGTGTAGCACAAGTGCTTGTTTTAGCACTCCAACAATGCCTATGTTGTTCTAATAAATATTGAGTGGAAGGCAGGTGGTAACAACGGAAACCAAACAAATGAGTTTAAGATTCTCAGTTGAATTGAGTGAGACACAAGACATTAATCCTCACTTTGTAAAGGGCAAAATGCGGATTGCGTATCATGGTGAAAATCAGAACAAATCAAATATTAGTAAGGAAGTTTTTGAAGAAGCTATTCCTACAATGTTTAATTGCCCTATTGTAGCTCGATATGATCGTGATACAGATCAATTTGGGTCTCATGATATTGAAGTTGTCATTAAAGATCACTCCATTAAATTGGTTAATGCCACAACTCCACTTGGCATTGTTCCTGATGGGGCAACATGGGGTTGGGAAAAAGTTATGGAAGGCGATATTGAAAGAGAATATCTTACAACAGATGTTTTGCTTTGGAAACGGCAAGAATCCGTTGAACACTTAATGCAAATTGGGAAAGTCGATCAATCTATGGAATGCGACTTTATTCAATATCATACAGATGAAAAAGGTATTCTTGTCGCAGAAAAGATTTGCTTTTCTGCGTTTTGTCTTTTAGAGAGTGCAGAACCATGTTTCGCAGACGCTTCAGTTGAAGTATTTACTGAATTTGCGCGAAATGATTTTAAGCGTTCCTTTATGGAGATGCTTGGTGAACTGAAGGAAGTAGTGAGCACCGCATATGTGGGAGCTACTTTTGATAAAGAATCACATGAAAAAGGAGGTAATGGTAACTTGGAGGAAGAGACAATGCAAGAAGTTGAGCAGACGCAGATACCTGAACAGACACCTGAGCAGGAGCCAGCACAGGAGCAACCTCAAGAAAAGGAATATCATCTGAAAGATTTCGCTGCAACGTATGGCGAAAAGAGACATGCTCTTGAAAATCTTTTTGGATATGAAGAACTTGAAGATGCTGCTGGGAACGTCATTCGAGAAGTATATGCTTGGGTTGAAGACTTCGACGATACTTATGTTTATGTTCATCGTGACATTTGGGAACCTGAAACTGATAGTAAGTGCGATGTTGGACGTTTTGCCTATTCATATGATGAAACTACAATGACGGCTACGTTGACTGGAGCTTGGGAAGAGATGGTTATTAAGTGGCTGACAATTCCTGAATATCAGCAACTCGAATCTCAAAGACAGGCTTATGATGCACTTGTTCAATTTAAAGCTGATACGTTGAAAGCTCAACGTGATGTTTTGGTTGACGAAATTATCGACCAGTTTGCAGACCTTGAAGCCAACAAAGATTTCCAAGAACTGAAAGAGCATGTTGATTCTTTTGATAATCTTGAAGATTTTTCGTTGAGATGTTTTGCGATTCGTGGAAAGGTTAATGCACCCGCACCGAAGAAACCAACTGATGGTATGAAAGTCCCGATTGGGAAAATTCCGGCTGAAACAGCACCGTATGGTGGAATTTTTGAACTATACGGTCATAACAAATAAACAAAAAATTATAGGAGGAATTAACTATGGCTTATGGTGTTGTTCGTACTGACCAGCTTGCTGGTACAAGAAACCCCGAAAAACTTGTTACTCTGCGGTATAATGATGGAACCAAAGAGGCTGAAATTGAAAATGGTATGATTCTTACACTTGATTCTCTGGTTGATCAGGATATTTGGAAGGCCGTTGCTCCGGCTGCTAATCAGGCTAAAGGCAAGCTTGTTCTTGTTGCTGCTCCTGAAGTGATGGCTGATGAACATAAACATAATCTTACTGAGTTTGTCAATGAGGCTGGTGCTGATGTTCGTGGTTATGTTCTTGACACTGGTGATATCTATGGTGTTACTGCTGATGCGCTTGACGGTACTCCTGATCTGACTACCAACAAATATATTGTTGCTCAAGCCAAGACCACTCCTAAGGTTGGTTCATCTGCCACTAACGCGATTGCTGATCTGATTGACATTGATACTGTTGGTCTTCTGACCTACTATGTCTTCCGTGTTATCTAATTAAAATATACGAGAAAGGAGAATTGTTATTATGGAAAGAAATGATGTTGTTAAACTTGCCGTTGACCTCACACGTGGTCATGTTGAAGGCAATTTTTCTAAAGGTGAGAGCACCGAAGTTCTTCGTCAGGCTCTGATTGCTGCTAACGGTGGTTCTTATAAACTTGACCGTAAAGCACTGCGTCGGAACAAAGTTGAGATTTTTGAAATTCTTGAAGAGATTATCCCCGCTATTCGTGAAGAGGGATTTAGAGGCGATGAGTTCTTTAATCGTCTTGTTGATCAGCGTAACATTGGCAATGGTGATGAAGCCGTTTTCACAGTTGATGATCCTTGCTATCTGATTGTTACTGAAATTGCCGATGGTATTGCATATCCGCGTCGTCAGAGACTTGCTGGTAAACAGTCTGTTACCGTTACCACTACTGTTCATGCTGTT